CACCACTCCTATCTACCACGGCTCTCCAGTTATTCCCCTTTCTACGGGGTATATTTCACTGGTAGGCGCTGCGGCGGGCGGAACGGTTAGCTTACTAGGCGCTTTTGTGGGGTGTGAATATGTATCTAGCACTACCTCGAAACCCACTTGGTCAAATTATTGGCCGGGTACCGGGGCGGACAGCAACTATCCTGTAAAGGCTTTTGTCGCCGATGATCCAAACCAATTATTCGTAATTGGGACGGATGCGTCGTGGACAAGTAAAGCCACAGCAAGAGCGGCTGTCTTTGCTAATGCAAACTTTAGCAGTGGCACCAGTGGGTCTACTAACACAGGTCGTTCTACCGCAGCACTTGCAATCAGCACCATCGCAACTACCGCAGCCCTACAATTAAGAATTATGGGTTGGGTAGAAGATGATTCTGATTCAGATTTTGCTTCGGCAGGAATTAAGGCCATCGTAAGGTTGAACAACAGTTTTAACTCTCCGGAAGGGAGTATTGCTGCTGGGACACCTTCGACAACGGGCGTTTAGGGGGTTTTGATATGGCTATTTCTCGCGCACAACTCGCGAAAGAGCTTGAACCCGGCCTTAATGCCTTGTTCGGGCTCGAATATGACCGGTATGACAAAGAACATACCGCAATCTACGAAGAAGAATCTTCAGATCGTGCATTTGAAGAGGAAGTAATGCTTGCCGGTTTTGGTACGGCTCCTGTAAAAGGTGAGGGCAGTGCAATTTCATTCGATGACGCGCAGGAAACATATACTGCTCGTTATACGCATGACACCATTGCGCTTGCGTTTAGCATTACGGAAGAGGCTATCGAAGATAACCTGTATGACCGTTTGGCTTCTCGGTATACCCGCGCTTTAGCACGTTCAATGTCACAAACGAAGCAGGTTAAAGCTGCTGCGGTGTTGAACAATGCTTTTGACCCGGCTTACCCTGTCGGAGATGGCGCAGCTCTTTGCTCGTCCGCACATCCGTCCCTTACCGGTAATCAGCGTAATTTGCTGTCTACCGCAGCAGATCTCAACGAAACTTCTCTTGAGCAGATGCTGATTGATATTGCCGGATTAACGGATGAGCGCGGTTTGAAGGTTGCAGTTCGGGGAATGAAATTGCTCATTCCAAAGGAACTGCAATTTATATCCGAGCGAGTGCTTAACTCAACCCTACGTGCAGGAACGGCGGATAATGACATCAATGCCATGAAATCCATGGGGATGCTTCCCGATGGGGCCTATGTCAACCATTTCCTGGCTGATACGGATGCGTTTTTCATTAAAACTGATGCGCCAAATGGCTTTAAGCTGTTTCAGCGTACGCCAATCCGTACCGCGATGGAGGGGGACTTTGATACTGGGAACATGCGGTTTAAAGCACGAGAGCGTTATAGCTTTGGTGTTTCTGACTGGCGTAGTGTTTTTGGTACGCCCGGAGCGTAGCTCTTAGTTCGGAAGGAATAGGGGGGTGGCTTGTGTCGCCCCTCTGCTTTTATCTGGGAAATATAGCCCTAGCGACTGTCCCAGCAGACGCTTACCAAGACTCTAGGGCAAAACCTTTGGTAAGGAGGTATTAAAAGTGGCTAAAACTACTTTTTCAGGTCCCGTTCAATCTCTGGCTGGTTTTATTAGTGCTGGTTCGAACAGTGTTGTTAGCTTAACGGCAGATACTACGTTAACTGTTGCAGCACACGCAGGAAAAATACTGCTAACTAACGATGCTGATGGCGTATTTACGCTGCCTTCTATTGTCACTACTACCCCTAGTGACCCCACAGATCCCAATCAACTCAACAATCTTGGCGCAACTTTCACTTTCGTGGTGGTTACCGCCGCTACGGATATGGATATCGTGACCGATGGAACGGACAAGTTTCTTGGTATGGTGTATACCGGGATTACCACGGCGGCTACAGGCAAGACGTGGGTTTCTGCCGCGGCTAATGATGTCATTACGCAAAACGGCACCACCAAAGGCGGAGTTGCTGGGAGTTATATTCGTGTAACGGCAATTGCTAGTGCCCAGTATTTTGTTGAAGGAATGCTGCTTGGTTCTGGAACTATTGTCACACCTTTTGCTGACGCATAAGGGAAGTTGTTATGCCAAATGTAGGCGATAGACAATTTCCTTATACGGCACAAGGTATTCGCGAAGCCCAAAACTATTCTGACGTTAGTGGCGTGCCTGTAGACCGTGCATATCAACGTGGTGGACCCATAGATATGTACGGTGAAGGGGGCAAAGTTACAAAAAAGCGTGCGAAAAAACGTACGGCTGGTAAAGCTAATGTCGCCAAAAAGGGTATTGACGGTATGTCGCGGGTAAAAACTAAAACCAAATACTGCTAGAGGTGGTTTATGGCTCTTTCGGACGTACAAGCAGTATTTATTACTGCTGACACAGTGGCGCTTGATGCGGATGGTATATCGGTAGCAGCAGCCGTTGGAGATGGCGCAGCACTTGTAATAGGTGGTGCGCTAGCTTCTGGCGGCTCTTGTACTTTTAACGCGGGGCGAATTGTAACTATTCTTTCTGCTGGTGATGATTCTAGTAAATCGTTTACTGTAACTGGGACTGATGTAAATAGTGATTCCCAAACGGAGTCCATTACAGGCGCAAATGCAGGAACAGCTACTGGGGCTAAATATTTCTTAACAATATCTGGTATTTCAGCAGTTGGTAATCCCGCAGGTAATGTTTCCGCAGGGGTGAATGCTTCTGCTGGTAATGTCATCTTTGCCGGTCGTTCTCGCCTTAGAGGTGTGTTCACAGTTAACTCTGCAACAGCAGGGACGGTTAGTTTTACGAATACTTCTCCAGCAGGCACAGCTTTGATGAAGCTAGGTACTGTCGCTTCGGCTACTGTATCGAGAGATGTCACTGTTCCCGATGAAGGTGTTGTGTTTAGCGATGGCGTCTATGTGCAATATACGGTTGCAACCTTCACCAATATGACTGCATATCATGCGTAGGGGGAATTAATATGGCTGGTTATGACCTTATGAAAGCCGGTAGAAGTCCGGCGGAAATACGCAGGCTGAAAAAGCGGCGAGAAAGAATGGGGGCCCCGATTGAGGATCGTAGTGTTTCGGTAAAGAAAACATCTACAGCAGCTCCGATTGAGGACCATAGTGTTCCTAAAAAAGTTGCTAAAAAGAAGGTTGCCACTAAAGCTAAGTTTGGCGTAGGTTCTAGCAAAACAATCACGCACAACGGTAGAAGCATGGCTAATGTTACTGGAGACCAACTTAAAAAAACTGGTCTTAAGTCAACTGCAGCGTATATGCGCCGTTGGAAGGAACTTGGTACGCGCCCTACTAAAGCGACTGCTGCTGGGGCTAAAAGGACTGCTGCTGAGACAGCTAGACGTAGGGAAGTTGCTACTGCCGCTGTGTCCGAACTGCGCGCTAAGCGAAAAAAACGTAATGCGCCTGCTGATGCTGCTGAGACAGCTAGACGTAGGGAAGTTGCTACTGCCGCTGTGTCCGAACTGCGCGCTAAGCGAAAAAAACGTAATGCGCCTGCTGCTGATGCGAAGAAAGTAGTTAAGCCGAAAGCTACTACTACTGTTAAGCCTACTACTACTACTACTGTTAAGCCTACTACTACTGCAGATAGGATAACAGCTCAGGGACGGCGGAATAACGAAAGAGCACAACTGACTGCTCCTAGTGCTAAAAGGACTGCTGCTGAGATAGCTAGACGTAGGAAAGTTGCTGATGCCGCTAGGAAGAAATATATAGAAGTAAACCTTGCTTTCCAGCGAGATCCTGAGGCGCGGGATATCTGGCAGTCCGAACTGGGCGCTTACAGGCGAAACAAACGTAATGCGCCTCCTTCTACGCAACCTCAAAGAATGGCTGATAGTACATCTAGAACTAGCCCACTGCGGGACATGATGTTTAAAAAAGGTGGTGTTGTTAAAGCTCCTAAAGCTCTTAAAGGTGGTAAAGGTAGGGATGGTATTGCAGAGAGAGGCTTTACCAAAGCTAACCGTAAATAGTGGTATGAAATATGACAACTTCCTCGACTGCTACATTTGATCTAGACCTTAATGAAATTGTAGAAGAAGCATTCGAACGGGCAGGTTCTGAATTACGTTCAGGGTATGACCTTAAAACAGCCAGACGTTCGCTTAATCTATTATTTGCAGAGTGGGCGAATAGAGGTATTAACCTTTGGACGATAGAGACAGGCACGCAGCTATTAACTTCAGGAACTGCAACCTACGACCTTCCTGTTGATACTGTAGATTTAATTGAGCATGTAATACGAACTGGGTCAGGGACTACCCAGACGGACATTTCTGTTTCTAGGATCAGCGTTGCTAGTTACGCTGCCATACCTAATAAAACTTCTACTGGCAAACCTGTTCAAGTCTACATAGACCGGAAGAGTGGGGCTACTGAATCCGGGGGTATCCAGTACCCATCCGTGACTTTTTGGCCCGTCCCCGACAGCGCGGAGACTTACACTTTAGTGTATTGGCGTTTAGCGCGAATGCTAGATGCTGGAACCGGCGTAAATACCCAAGACATACCCTTCAGATTCTTACCTGCCTTAGTAGCAGGGCTGGCTTATTATTTAGCCTTAAAAATTCCGGGTAGTGAGGGACGCCTTCAAATACTCAAACCCATGTACGACGAAGCATGGAACTTGGCTGCTGATGAAGATAGAGAGAAAGCGTCCATGTTTATCACACCGAGACTCGCGTACGTATAATTATGGCTGCGCAATTCGCATCAGCTAAATACGCAATTGCGGACTGTGATAGGTGCGGGTTTCAGTACAAATTAAAAACGCTGAAGGAAATTTATATACGGGCGAAGAAAACAAATATTTTAGTATGTAGTACGTGTTGGGAACCGGATCAGCCACAAAATTTTGTGGGTATGTATCCTATTAATGACCCACAGGCAATTAGGAATCCGCGACCTGATACTTCTTACGCACAGACTGCCAGAAGTGTTGGGAGTAGAGTATTTCAATGGGCGTGGAATCCTGTAGGTTTTAATGATAGCGACGGGCTTACACCGAATGATTTAAAAGCAACCGGCGAAGTAGGCACTGTAACAGTTACGGTAAGTTAGGAGAATTTAGCTATGACTAAAAAAGACACACACCAACCTCACCCTGTACCAGTCCCAAATACGAGTGGGTATCCAGATAACATCCCCAATACGCAGACTAAGCAGATGAGGGGTAAAGGTGCTGCGACTAAAGGCACTGGGTTTAGCGGTAAATCAGATTAGTAGAAGGGGCTTCGGCCCTTTTTAGAGAAGAGTGGGCATGAAAAAACTTATCCTTATCTTGGTGTTGTTGAGCGGAACTGTTCTGGCGGATATTACAACCTGCACGGGGGAGTATGCGTTGTGTGCGGCATCAACCTGTAAGGCTACGGGGAAAACGATTACTGCGAACAGCGGTATTAGTTATCCAGAAGTGGTGTGTAAATGCCCTATACTAGACGGAAAATCGATTGCTGATACTACCATGGGAAACATGCAAGGATCGTGCGCGGCAACCGACAGCAATCATGTCTGGAGCCTATTTGCGCCGAAAGAATACTACCCGCAGGAGTCTAGCAACTGGAGCAAGCTCCCACGCAATATGCGGGTGACTGCGCAGAAATGCGATGCAAGTTTGAATCAGGGGGCGCGGGCTAGTAACTGTTTTAGCTGGAACTGCAAGATTGGCCTCAACGGAATAGCGGATTGCAAATGTCCCATGGGGCAACAACCGCCTGCGACTACGTTTCTAACAGAAGCTGGGCAGGGGAATCCTGAAGCGTGTTATCAGCATCCAGTTAGTCTACCCATTGCCACTGAACTTATGGGACGTAAAGAGTAGATTATGAATTACGCAAGCCTTGTTACTGAAATACAGTCGTACACGGAAAACGAATTCGTTACGGTTGATATAAACACGTTCATTACACAAGCTGAACAACGTATATATAACGGAGTTCAACTTGCTTATTTACGTAAGAACACAACAGGAGCACTGACTTCGAGCAATAAGTATTTATCACTACCGTCTGATTGGCTTGATGTATTTTCTTTGGCAGTTGTAGATGGGGATGGCCTTTATAGCTATTTACTAAATAAGGACGTTAACTTTATTAGAGAAAGTTTCCCTAACCCTACGACTACAGGCCAACCCGGATATTATGCACTTTTCGATAGTGATACTCTGATATTAGGGCCAACACCCGATTCAAATTATACGGTTGAGCTTCATTATTACTATTACCCGGAATCTATAACTACAGTGGCTTCTGGCACTACATGGATCGGGGATAACTTTAGTTCTGTATTGCTGTACGGAAGTATTTTAGAAGCCTATACCTTTATGAAAGGTGAACCAGATATGCTTGCGCTATATCAGCAAAGATATGACGAAGCGTTCGCGATGCTAAAAGAGTTAGCGGAATACAAAAACCGTAACGATACTTATCGAGCAGGTCAGAAGAGAGTTGCTAATGTTTGATATGGACGGAAATGTTGGTTCCGTTATGGTAACGACTACTGCCAATCGGGGCATGAATGCTGAAGAATGGGCAGAGACAGCAGTGCGAAGAATTGTATCTGTGTCTTTGGATTCCCCTATGCCCATACGTGAACAGGCATTCGCATTTCGTGA